CTTCAATCAAAGAAACATGGGCTCCAGTTTTAGAAGGTTATGGCGCAGACATCAACGCTCGTCCTTGGTTAGTTGACTTAGCTCACAACCATGCTATCTTCGATAACGCAGGTGCTATCAATGAAGCTGCTGCTGCTCCAGGATTATTCCTACAACAGCCAGGTTCAATCAGCGCAATGGGCGCTATTTCAGCTCCAACTTCTTCAATGACTCCGTTCACTGGTGGTGGTGCTACTAAAGCAGGTTACGGTGCAAACGTATCAGGTTCTGGTGATAAATTCCCAAGCCTTTTACCGGTAGCTATCCAAGTTGCTGCTAAAACTATTGGTTTCGACCTAGTTGGTGTAGTTCCTATGGATTCTCCTGTAGGTTTCCTACCTTACTTAGATTACGTATACCAAGGTGGTAACGTTGACAAACAATACGAGCCATTCCTAGTGAAGCTTACTGGCGCGGTATTAGCAGGTGCTGCTGGTACAGGTTTGATCGCATCAATCACTGCGGGTACTATCTACGGTATCGATGGAGCTCTAACTGATGACTTGATCATCCAATACGTTGGAAGATCTCGTGTTGACGGTACTCCTATCTTCAAAGTAATCTCTGCTACTGATTCATCTTCTAATTCTATCCAAGACTACTTAACTACTGGTTCTCCAGTTCTTAAAGCAGTTGGTGCAATTAGCGGTGGTGCTTATGCAGTAACTGGTTCTACTCTATTCACTTTCTCAGGTTCTGAGAAATTCGAATTAGTTTCAGCTCTTGAAAACCACATCTCTGGTTTCACTTCTCTAAGTGATAACGAGTGGACTGGTACAGGTTCAACAGAAGCTACAGACGTAGACGGTCCTTTCTTAGGCGCTACTGGTTCTCAAGCTAACTTCGGTGGAATGTCTCGTGCTGACGCTGAGGTTTCTAAATTCCGTCAAATGGGTCTTCGTATGTTCACTAAGTTCATCGAAGCTAAAGGCGACCAAGTTGCTATCTCTGCAACAGTTGAGCAAATCCAAGATCTTAACAGAGTTTGGAATTTTGACGTAATCTCTATGTTGGAAAACGTAGCAGTTAACGAACTTGCTCAATCTATCAACAAGAAATTGGTTGACAGAGTATTAACTCTAGGTAAAACACACAAAACTGCTCTTGAAGCGGTTGAAGGTGCTAACATCTGTAACCTTGACCTAACTGTAGGTTCAACTGGTTTCGAGAACATCTCAACACTACAACGTCGCGTTGTAACCAAAATTCTTGAAATGGCTAACTTGATCTATCATAGAGGTCGTTTCGGAGCTGGTACTTACATCGTAACTAACGGTCGTGTTGCATCTGCTCTTGCTGATGTTGCTGGTTACTCTTTCGCTCCATTCAACAACGATCTACCTTCTACTCCAGGTCAATTGTATCCTGCAGGTAAAGTACATGGTTTAACCATCTACGTAGATCCTAACTTGTCTTTCAGCGATAACCGTATCCACATCGGACGTAAAGGTGCTGACGAAGAACCAGGTGTTAAATTCTTACCTTACATCATGGCTGAGTCTCTTCAAACTATCGCAGAGGGAACTTTCTCTCCTAAGATCGGTATGAAGTCTCGTTATGCAATCACTGAGGCTGGATGGCATCCTGAAACTCAATACATCACTATGGAAGTAACTGGCCTAGGAGTATTGACTGGTTCAACTCGTCCTTCTGCTTCTTACTAATCGTAACAACGAAATAGGACAATAATAAAAGGCTCTCCATTGGAGAGCCTTTTTTTTGTTTTTATGATTCGAGCTCAAATAAATAATATTCCTAAAGACACCATAAAATAATAAAACACAATGAGCAAATCAGTTCTAAGCTACGGCGAATTCCTTCTTGAAAAGAAGTCAATTGATCAACAAATGGCTGACCTGCCTACAGGTAAAGGTTCTAAGTCTAACAAGTCAGTAGACACTAAAACTTCCGATCTTCCTAAAGGAAACGGTAAAGCAATCAGCAAATCAGTTAAACCTGAAATGGCTGGTCTGCCTAAAGGTAAAGGTAAATCAATCAACAAAACAGTTGACGAAAAGACTTCTAAGTTACCTACTACTAAAGGTAGTGCAATTAAGAAAGAAGTTGAACCTAAGATGGCTAAATTAGTTATCAAAGGAAAGGCTATCAACAAGAAAGTTGAGCCGAGTATGGCTAAAATGCCTAAGTAATAAAAAAGCGATCCTGAAATGAAAGATCAAAACAAGCATAAGGTTCAATCCTTTCAAGCTTATGTAGTTCAGGAAAATTCTCTTAAAGATCTAGTCGGTAAGACGGATGATGAGGAATTGGACTTGGATGATGCGCGAAGCATTGGAAAGAAAATCTCTAAAATGAAGGGAGAAGACCGTAAGAAGTACGTTGGAATCGTTAATTTCATGGGGGCTTCTTGCAGAATTTACAATGAAATTTGGGCTAACTACAAGCCGGTTGACCCAACTCGAAAGAAATCTAACCGTGGAAAAGAATTCCAGGGAGAAAAAGAAATTGGATAAGAATTGGCAGAACAAGGCGTAATAGCAGAATCAATAATCAGTTTCGCAATCACTTGGAAAAATCCTGGAAAAGGGCAGCAGCCTCTATGGGATCAGAACAAGCAATCGATTGAGATTCATGAAACTGACGTGTATCCTGACTTAAAGTACAGTTCAGCATACGGTGCTCCACAGTATGTTAAATACACATCCGGGTCTCTTCTAAATGAACTAATCGTTGAAATTGATAAGATAATTGATGCACGGATAGCAATGGCCGATAAGGACAAGAAAAAAGAAGAACCTGCTAAGAATGAGGCAGCACTACCTCCAGGTCCTAACTCTCCAAAAGCATTGAGGTCGGGAGAAGAAGAGGACGATGACTCTACTCAAAAAGCTCTTCCTGCAGGACCAGCTGCCCAAAAGGCATTAGGTTCTGGCGAAGAAGCTAGCGACTCTACTCAAAAATCCCTGCCTGCAGGGCCAGCTGATTCTAAACAACTAGGTCAAGGCTCTTCTGGAGGTGCCCTGGTTAAGTACAATAAACCCCAACCGCCAGCTGTGATAGATAATAAGCCCAAGGAGAATGATGACTCTGAGGTGAAGACTGAGGAACCTAAATCGGATGTCTCTGGAGAATATGCTTACACGGTAGTGGTTCGCGGAGATAAGTTAAGATTTATCGAAGGCCAACAAGAACGAGGCGCCTATTCGGGAGGAGTTAAGTTTCTTTATAAAATATCAAATAACTTAACCAAACAGGCAGCTGGAGAACAAATTGATAATAAGCCTAAAATCTGGGCAGAAATCACAATGGCTGGAGCATTCGGAAGCAAATTCAAAATGGAGTTTGACGAATTTAATGAAAAGGAATTTAGATTTGGTGGAAATTTGCTTGCTCAGATACTTCCGTCTATTGAACTAAGTTTTACCCCTGAAGTTAATACAGTATACTCAAAAGAAAAGCCTGAACTTGATTTAGCCGACGTTATTAAGGCAACTAACATAACACTAGGTAGTAAGTCTACTTCTGAAATCAAGTCAATCCAAAAGCAAATACAGAAAGAGCTGAGCGCTAGAGAACCTGATCAAAAAGAAAAGGCTTCTGATAAACAAGTGGATCAGGCTCAGAATAAATAACTAAAAAATAAAGACATAAGATGGCAGGTCTACCACATTTTAAAAATTCAACAGCAGGTCCAGGTAAGTTTGAACCTATTTACCTTAACCAGTTCGAGGTTATCATTACCCCACCGCCTGCAGTGTCTGGCAAAATCGGTTTCGGTAATAATCTAATGCTTGAGCACGTATTGAAAGTAACTAGCTTACCGGAATACGCAGGTTCAGGATCAGCAGTAGTTATTCAAAACTATAAATTCTCACAAAGAACTTACGCACCGGCAAAACCAGCACAAACGTATCATCAGTTCACAATTGACTTTGAGGTCAACTTGAATAACGCTAATGATATGTACATCTACAACGCACTAAGAGCATGGGCTGATTTAATCTATAATCCATTAACTGGTCGTCAAGGGCTAAAAACTGACTACGCGGATGCAAGCATTCAAGTAACTCAGTTTAACCGAGCAGGTTTAATCTTTAGAGATTTCATGTTCTCGCCAGTATTTATTGGACCAAACAAAATGACAGAAACCGTTCTCGATTACACAAGTGAAGGTATCTATAAATTAACTGCACAATTCACAGCTGATTCTTACACTGAATCAAGAATTGGACAATAAAAATAATCATCTAACTGTATGGACATGTTCAACACTAAAGACAGACGTAATCCTTCAATGGATGATTACATGGATCTTAAGAAACCTAGTTTCGGAGGTCCAAAATCAAAGGAAGACTTTGATACATCAAAAAGAGAAACATTGAAAGGCTACCAGCGAGTAATTGACAGAAATGCTGATTTTGAAGGTGGAAAATTCAACCATAATTATGACCAAACCTGGAAAGCGGTAACTCGTGACCTAATTTCAAGAACGGCAAAGAAAAAACAATTTGACCCAATGTACGCAAAACCAACAATGGCAGCAGTTGACGCTGTAGAAGAAGGAAAAATCCTTCGCTTTGAACAATTCGTTAACGAAGACTTTAACATGTTCGCTGAGGCTGAAGAAGAAATGCCAGCAAACGATGAAATGCCAGCAAACGATGACGATATGCCGTCTGACGAACCAGTAATTGACGAAGAGCAATTAGCCGCTTTAATGGAAGATTTCGGAGATGATCTTAATGACGTCATTGAAGACATCGCTGAAAAGATGGAAATGTCAAAAGAAGACATTTGCGATCTAGTATGCGCAGCAGTTAAGAAACTTTGCACAGAAGAAAGCGATGAGGACGATAACCAAGACGACGACGATAATGCTATCGGAGACGACGATGATCAAGACGAAAACGCATAATTAGAGAATGATCAAGTTATTTGAACAATGGTTAGCTGAGGAAGACCTGGCAACTGCTCCAAAGCAGGAGGAGCCGACTACTGCTGCGAAACCCGGTTCGTATACTCTCAACATCACAGCGGACGGAAAATCTTTTGAAGTTGAAGGAACTAGCGATAGCGAATTCACGACCAAGGAAATGATTTCGTTCAATGTGAGTAAATCAACTAATCCTAGCATTAAATCTGGTGCAATCATTGCAATTTCACCAAAAGCGGATAAGGATGGAGATTTTGATATTGTCGCGGTTAATGACCAAAACAAACCAGAAGATGCATTGATCTATTCAGGAAAGGTTGAGAAATCTAAATCATAACTTTATCTAATAAAACTCAAAAGGGGCTTAATGCCCCTTTTTTATTGTCTCTACTCCAGTAAGTTCGCCAATTTCAAAATCTCCGTCTATTAAGCTAGGAACGAATTCAATTGTTCCGTATGCAGTATTCAGAAACTTGACAGTATTATTGATGTTACTAACGCTGAGACCAGCATTAACGTAGATTATTCGATTGTATTTACGATTCCTAACATTAATCGCTTTGTCAATTAATTTCTTAATTTCATAATTTATTAGGAACGCTTGGATTTTGTTAGGCACAAGAATTTCGTGATCGAACTTTTCCTTTATTATTTTATTCACATTTAGTAAATAATCGCACTTCTGCTTTTTATTAAAAGCTTGAATGAATTGTTTTTGATCTCTTACGAAAACGATTTCAAGCTTTCTTTCTAATGAATCGATCATAGTGTTTCTGGGTCGATTTTTTTAACTTCAACGCCAGCTCTTCTTAAGAAGTCGAGGCCGGCGATATCTCGGTATTCTTCTAAATACACAACTCGCTTGATTCCTGCCTGTAAAATTAATTTGCTACAATCAGTGCATGGAGAATAAGTAATATAAAGAGTAGCTCCGTCACTACTTTGTGTTGATTTGGCAACCTTTGCTAATGCATTTGACTCTGCATGCAAAACATACCATTTAGTTTGGTATTCTTTGAATGAGCCGTCCTCGTGGTTTATTGCAATTTCGCATTCATTTTCAAAACCGGAAGGAGTTCCATTATAGCCATCCGCAATGATCGTGTTGTTTTTTACGATTAGAGCTCCAACCTTTTTACGGATCGCATGAGAAAGACCTGACCACGTTTGGGCCATCTTGATGTATGTAACATCGATTAAGTGTTGACGCTGTCCGCTAGTTGAATTAAATGACATTTTTATCCTCTTTTATTTTTTCGAAAATCCATTTCAAAAGATCGTTATCTTGCTGAAATAGTACAAGTTCATCAGTCTGACCAGTAGATGCAGCAAATACTATATTAAAATCTTGACTTGACGAACCGTCTATGTCTATCAAATCAGTAGTTATCGAAGGTAACGCAACTGGAATAAAATCGGAAACAAGCATTCTTTGAGCTAGATCATAATGTCTATCGTAGACATGATATGAATTTGCAACATGAGTATAGGTACCAAGTTCAAGATCTGGATAAATTTCCTTTAAATGAGCATGAATTTGCATCTGTAGAGAGCAAAAGAAGGCTACATCGGTTGGAGTACCCCAAATTGCATCATTACTTCTCATGTAGACGCTCATGTATAACTTATTTTGACGAATGTGCAGATTTGCATACATTGTACATACAAAATCCTTATTAGTCAAATACTGGTGAGACGGTTTATTAAAATGAAGAATCGCTTGTCTTGTACTAGAGTCATTCATTAAACTTTGAATTGCCCATTGATACTGAGTAAGACCGTATTGATTCTTCTCATTAAAAATCAGGTTGCCGTATGCTGAATTTGCAGTTCCATCTGGGTTTTGAATGGTTTCCCAGAACTTTGCCCATTTTGAAATGAAGGCGACATCGTTTCGACCAGCATAGTACCATAAAAATTCGGCAGCAATATACTTCTGCTGAGAACCTCTAACCTCATTATCATATAGGCATTGAGTCGGATCTTCAACGACTATTGCAACATCAAGTAATTCTTTGCTAGTAGTGCCTCTAGCATTGTTAACCATGCCGTTCATCAATAGATAATCGATTGAATGTTGATATGCTTGTGCAAAAGTTGGCCCTGTAAATGTAATCATAATTTGGAAATAAGGTTATTCAAATATAATACTAAGAAAATAAGAAAAGGTTAGCCTAAACGACAGTTAGGTCAGAAAAATGATCAGTATTTTCAACCTGGATCTTGGTATCAAAATACTCTTCAGGTAAAGGATCATGAGAAATCACGAAAACTGTCATGTTGTACTTTTTGGCAAAAGTTTTCAAAAGGTCGACTACTCTGAATATTGAGTCAACGTCTAACGAAGAAAACACTTCGTCTAAGAAGAGTAGATTCACCTTGTTGTGCTTTAATTTAATTAGCTCTAATATGCAGAGCAAAACGATTAGATTCATTTTCTTTTGCTCACCAGCGGATAATGAGTCTGGCGAAACTTGCATGCCCAAATGAGTTATTATTGGATTGAACTCTAGATCAAACTCGAATGCGAATTTAAACTCTAGGACTTTAGCAGTCTTTAGTATCTTTTTATTCAATAATGGAATGATTTGGCTCATTAGCATCTTCTTCATACCGTTATCCGAAAGGATCATTTCCATTTCTTGGGAAATTTTTAATTTTTCCTGCCTTTCAGATAGGCTTGAGTTGGAAGTTTGAATCTCTGACTTTATATTATTAATGACTTCGGTCAAATGCTTATCGGATGTTTGGTTTCCCTGTCTGCTTAGATCAGAGATTTCACGCTTGACTGCAGTTATTTGAGCCTCGATTTGATAGTACTTTCCCTTTGCTTCACTAGATTCATTCTCAACGGAAGATAGAGAATTTTCATGAGCTTTGATCCTCTCAGAAATTTCAGGAAACGCTGATTCTTGTTCAGCCTTTTTTGAAACAAGCTTATCTTTGATTTGAGAATGAACTTCATCAGTTAAGTCAGAAAGGCAGTGTGGACACTTATTCTTATTGTAAATGTCTAGCTTCTTTTGAATTTCAGAAATATTCGCTCTAACTGTGCTTAATTTTTCCTGTTCTGATCGAATGCTTTGTCTAAACTCCAAAATTTTACCAGAAAAGCTGCTTGCTTTGGTATGCGCTGACTTTTTATCATTAGCTAATTGGTCAAGAGACTCGTTTAATTCTGCAATTTTTGCATCATTGCTTGTTTTTATTTCAGACTTCAGGGCTTCAAGTTGAGCAATTGATGATTCTAAAAGCCGTTGATTACTTGAAATAGCTGATTCAAGTGGTAGAATATCGCCCTTAATTTTTTTAGACTCTTCCTTTGCAATTTTAGACATATCATTAACGATATCTAAGCCGAAAATCTTATCAATGATTTGGCGTTTATCGGCTGGGCTAAGTTTGACAAAACTTTTAAAATCATTAACTGATAGGCTGATTGTATTTGAGAAAACATTAAACGGTATTTTAGTCAATTCATCTTCAATAAATTCATCGACTCTTCTTTTATCCGGTAAATTGTACTCAACTCCATCAATTGAGAGTTTAGAAAAGTTAGGTTCGATGCCCCTTTCGATATCAATAAGTTGACCATTTCCAGTAACGAATTTTATCTGAGTGTATGCATTCTTATTGATTCGATTAGGGATTTCCTTGGTCTTGCGAATTGCAGATTTACCGTATATTGACACGGTCAAAGCATCCGAGATTGAGGATTTTCCACTACCATTTTTACCTTGAACTAGGATTAGTCTAGGCTCATCTGTAAACTTAAAGGTTTGTAATTTATTGCCGTATGAGCAGATGTTTCTGAAAGAAAATTCTTGTATCTTCATTATTAAAAGTATGTAAGTTCACGGTTTGCAGCAACGTCTTGAGTTGTATAAAACTTATACAGCTTAGAATCACTGTCGTATTCCCAAGTAATATTAGGCATTTCGCTTCGACGATAAAGAGAACCGAATCCCAATAGTATTGCGTGAGACGACACGCTTAATAGCTTGGTCGGATTGGCAACCTCGAGTAGAATCGCTTTGAATTGTTCAGTAGTTATTAGGCCTCTGTCTAGTCTTTCTTGTAAATCAAGTTCAGCTATCTTAGCGGCAAATTGCCTCTCCTTTTCAATTCCGTCTGGGTTAACGAATAACCGTTGACTTAAATTAGAGTCATTCTTGTCAATTAAGATCTGAATCCTCTGGCTTATTGGCAGCCATGCACAAAATTCAACGATTGAATCTCGATACAGTGGAGCATTAGTAAACACTCCAAACTCCTTATCGTTGATTGGCTTTACGTAAAGGGTATTTAAGATCTTTGGTGTTTTACTCATGTGATCCCTCTTGTTTTATGATGTTATGAATCTCAACGAACTTTCTGGCAAGGTCAGTCTTAAACGTTTGAGAATAGTCCTTTGATTTAATAAAGCTCTTGAAAATATCAATTACATTGAATTGATCTTCAGGATTAAAATCGGACCCAGTTGTCTCTTCTTTGACTTGATCAACGTACGTAAAGAATTCAATTTTTCGGTGAGTTGATTTAGAGACCGCTTCAATGAAGCGCGTAACTGGAAATTTATTTACGAAATTAACGCTTATCATTACGTCAACGAAAGCATTATTTAGACTTGAGACCACTTGTTCTACTGGCATCTCTAAAAGTTCGTAAATATCGAACTTCTTGTAAACCGGCGATTGAGTATTCTCGATGAATCTTTCAGAAATTGAATCCTTAGTAAGAGTCAATTCATAAAAACCTTTAACATTATCTCGATCTCCACGATCCATTTGATATGGAGTACCTGTATAGAGAACGTTTTTGAATTCTTGACGATGGTGAATGTGCCCAGCATAGACTCTTTTGTAAGAGCCTAGCATATCCACTTCAATTCCATGTTCGACCTTTGTCCATTTGTTGAAACGAAGTCCTTTAATGTCAGCATGACATACAATGTACTCGCAAAGATCTTGATGGTCGGTTATGATTTGATTTATTCGACGAACGTCCTCAACCCAAGGTAACATTAAAAAGTTATGAGTTCCGTTAATCGTTAGAATTTCAGGATTTTCAAAAACATGAATGTTGTCAGCGATGTGAGATATTGACTTAAGTGAGTGAACTGCGTTTCGATCTTTGTAATACACATCATGGTTTCCAATGATTATGTAGATTCCACGCTTAAACTTTTGAGACAGTGCTTTGAATATGGTTAATGCCTCATCGTGAATTCTGACATTGATCGATTCTCTAGAATGGAAAATGTCCCCTTCTAAAAAGAGGATGTCTCGGTCTTCGTCAAAGTCTTCATCAATCTTATTTAATAAAAAGTCCAGTAGAAAGTCTTTTTGTATTTGAAGCCATTCTACTGAATTGTTTTTTATACCAAGATGAAGATCTCCGACTAACGTTATTTTTCGAATGTTAGTGAGTTTCATTTAGAATATTTTATAGTTCTTGCCAGTGTTGTCTAAGAATCCGTACTTATTGTTTAATTCTACCAATAAAATCTCCTTATTGTCATAAGTTAACTGATCGAATATCTTTTTGTACTCCATGTTTATTAATGACGAGATTGAATCAAGGACATGGATAGGATTTATGAATACATTACCGGTTGCTCCGTTCGACAAACCTAAATTTAGAATTTCAAAAAGTTCATTGATTTCAGGTTTAGTGAATTTCTTTTTATCTGGTTCATTTCCGAGGATAGCCTGCACCTTTGAATTGGATTGGATGAATTCATATATGTCTCGCTGAACGATCTTAAGGTCGAGACTCTCTGAGAACTTTTCCGGATCGTACATGTGGTAGTCTGGAGATCCGCTATCTAGCTTTATCTCAGAACTGCTGGCTCTTGGAGAACCTTCCTCTTCATCATCGGACGTGTCTAGTCCAAGATTATAGGTGTTATTGAATATCTTGTCGTTTTTCTTTAGGTCAGAATAGGCCGACCTGCGTCTTTCAAGTTCGTCATCGTCGTATTCTTCAGTTAACAGATGATCTTCTGGGAAGTCATCATCTCCGCCGTTAAATGGAAAGTCTTCATCTTCTTGATAATTCAACGAATTAAAATCGTCATCATCTAAGCGGTCATCGCTTTGTCTAGGTATCACATTATTTGTGTTTTTTTAAATTGAATTTAGCAAGTCATCGTAATCGCTTGGCGATTTATATTGAGGAGCCGGTCGACTCATGGCCTCTTCCATTGTAATTAAGTTTGGAGGTAGTGTCGTTGTATGAACCGTATTATATTGAGTTCGCATTTGATTTTCTAGAGACTGGGTGTCGTCATCGTCCGAATAGAATTCAGAAGCTGGATCAGTTTCTTCGGTAAGCTTAGCGAATTCATAACTCATTCTGTACATTTTGAAACTTTCGGTGTATCCGCCATCTCGATTCGCGATTAACTTAATCTTCATACGCTTCTCCATTGGGCCTCTAATTAAACCAAATAGAGAATCTACCGTATGTACTAAGCCAAAAGATTCAGCAATGTCTGACATGCTTAAGTCTTGATCGTCTACTGCATCTCGTTTGATTTGAGTTGCTGTAATAATACACCATTCGTTTCGAATTGCAACTGCTCGTAATTCCTCTGAAATAACTTTGATCTTTTCGTAAGTGTTTCCCTGTTCTCTCATAGGTCTCATCAAGTTAATGTAGTCAACAACGATTACTGTGAATTTCTTTCCAGTATTTTGTTGAACTTTTAGAAAGTAGTTTTCAACATCAATAGCAGAAGCAGTTCCAGTAGGAAATTCTTTTACAATTAGTTCTCCAAGAGTCGGAACGGTTTTCTTTAACTTAACCATTTTATCAGCAACATCAGCGGTTTGACTATTATCTAGCATCGAGTCGTAATCCTTAAATGGAATTTCCAAAATCATAGAGCCTAGACGTTTCATGTACTTTCGGTCAGATAATTCAAGAGTTGCGATTCCAACATTACAGCCAGAAACGAATGCTCTACCAGCAATATTTGAAAGTACCATGGATTTACCAACTTTAGGTCGACCTTGAAAAACAACTAGAGTTTTTGGGTTCCAGCCTCCACCTAACGTCTTATCGAAAAACTTAAATCCAGTTGGATTACCGATCTTTGATAATTGAACGTGATCTACTGGATTAAAGAAATCTAGACCGGACTCGGCATTCGTGAATGATACGTTTAATTTCTCATTGAATTTTTCTCTAACTTCATTAGTGATTAGCTCAACGTTTTCCGGATTAATTTCGGTTGTTTTTAAATAGGAAAGTACGTCAATTACTGACGCATTTAGATTCTTATAAAATATGAAAGCCTTTGTGTACTTAAATAGAAAATCGTAATTGTAACTAGAAAGATCAACTGCAAACAGTGCATTGAACTTTGCTTCTGGAATATCCAAGTTTGAAAGATTACAAAGCTCTCGAAGCTCGTTTCGAGTTGGGAGATTTGAATATTCAACAAAGAACTTTTTTGCAACTCGATAGACTCTCTGTAACGTATCATCATTGAAATAATGAGCCTTAACTAACGGAAGGATTTCGCGCTTGTCCATTGAATCATAGTTCTTTGGCTTTATCACGACATCACCATCGTCATCAGTCAAAACAAAGTTAAAGATTATTTTTTCGAGAAGCTCAATGTTCTCTTTGAAGTCTATCGTCATATTTTTTTAGTTATTCGAAATTGTATAAATTTTTAAAAATTCAGTTTGGGAAATTACTAGATTTTCTCCAGCTTTTGTCAAACTACCATCTTCTATCATGTCTTTCATAATAAGTTTTATGTTATCACGAAATTCATCATCGTTCATCCTGTCGTTGAAAACGTATTTTAGAGTTTTTGTTGAAAATTTTAGATCCTCTGGGTCCAATTTTCTGGACTTACTTTCGGAAACTCTAATTAGGTATGAAGTAATATCGAACACAAAGTCCTGCCGAGTTGGATAGTTCGGCAGGGCAATGTGAGCTTCAAGAGAATATTTAAGAGGAGCGGCTGCGCTCAGTTTAAAGGTCATTATCTGTATCAGTTAAGTCTTCTAATTCTTCGGTTTCCATGTTATCAATTCCATCCTGAGTTTCTGGAAACTTAAAGGTTGGCTTGATTACTTTTTCGTCTAATTCAGTCAGAACCTCATTAGTAAAAAGTCGTGCTGAGAAAAATTCCTTGACTGGAACAGCATCACCATTATGTCTAACGATATAGGTTTTACCTAATTTTTTAGGTAAGAAGTAAAAGGTCTCTCCGTTAACTTCAAATTTAGAGCATAGTTCAGATTCATCAGGTTTAAGTTTAGAGAATTCTTTTTCTGTCAACTTATTACCTCGACCGACTCCGCAATTTTCCCAGCTAACGTACTGTTCTAATCCAACGAACTGATTCATACCTTTATGGAAAGAGATATGGAACTCAATATCGATTGGTCTTGCCAAACGGTTCTTTTTGGTTTTGGAACGAACGATGATCCCAGTAGTGGTTTTAGCCTCGTCTCTTAAGGTTCCTTTACTCAACATTAGAATGATTGACGCAGAGAATTCTGGACCTCCACCACCTGACATACCCTTTGGAGTGTATTGATCCATTGAAGCATAGGTGTGATTCGTAAAGATGAATGGAACTTTGTAATTTGAAAGATCTAAGGTTAATGATTTGAAAAGAGATCTCATCTCTTTTGCACGAAGACCCATATCTGCAGCGTTTTTACCTGCATCCATGTCACGTTGACTTTTATCAGTGTCAAGCATTCCTACTGAATCTACGAATAGTGCAAGCTTAAGTCCTGGATTTTCCTTAATTGTTTCAATTAAGTCATGTACGAAGAATTTAACTTCGCTAATAAGACCCATTCGCAAATATTTTAATTTGGTTAGATCTACTCCAAATTTAACATAATCACTAGAGTCAATTGCACCTTCTGTGTCAATGTAAATTACCATGTAATCTTTTTTCTGTAACTCACGAACTGCATTCAAGCATAGGAACGTTTTACCTGCTCCAGAATCTCCGGCAATACCGATGCTTCTGGTGTTAGGATAACCTCCGAATACTGAGCCTGACATTTGAGCGTTTAATAAGTAGTTTCCAGTTGGAATATACTCTTCGATGTCTGAGAATCCGCGGATCTCAATTTTAGATTTGACTTTCTTTTCGAGCAAGTCGTTAAACTTGGCGAATGCGTCCATTGTTGATTTTGCCATGTGTATAAAAATTAATCTTTAGTATCTTTTACAAAGGATACTGAATTGGGTTTAGTTGAAGTATGAAACTAATAAAAATGACCCGGCTAAGATAGTTGAGTCTGGAAAGTCTCCATTTACCACTTGGTGAAAGCCTACCTTTTTAATGGATGAGCTGTCCTTTGTGAAATGATCCTTTGACAAATTTCTTGTGAATTCAAGAACTGATTTACTGGTAATATCGATTCCATAGCAGTGCATTTTGTATGACATTGGAGCACTCATTTGAATGTCACCTAAATAGTAAATGCTATTTTCGGTAAGTCCCAATTCGTCAATATTCAAACCGGCTTCTTCAATTAGAGCACGGCATACACTATCGTAAGGAGTTTTATCAAGATCCGGATTGACTGTATCAATGATTAAGGATTCAGTTTGAGAATCAGATACTGGATTGAGGTAATCTAGTACGTAAACTGACTTGATTGAGTTCTCGGAAGACTTTTCAAATGGAATCAAGCAAATGTACTCAAGATCATCAGCTAAATATTGATTTGAATGTTGGTCCTTAGTTAAGGTTAACACGTTAAATCTACCGAGCTTACTAGTTTCTTTTGAGATTACAGGCTTATTCATTAGTAGTTGTCTTCTTTTTAGTGTCACCAGCTAATGCCTTTTTCATGGTTTTCTTGATAGCATCAACTGTTACGTTATTATTTATATAGTTTGATAGTTTTGTCAAAAACTCTTCCTTGTTCTTTGAATTCTGGTACATCATCTTTAGTAGAGTTTTGCTAGGTAACTTAACTCTAACTGCCAAATTTAAGTCAGTGTCCTCAAGTGAAAACATTCCGAATAGATCGCCTGGATCGACGCCTACCTGGATTTTTGCTGGTTCTGGTGCAAGTTGAGCAGGCTGTCCACCAATAATAGGCTGAGCCGTTACTGTTTGTGACTTGATCTCATCTACAAATTCAGTAGGAATATCGGCTGACACCTTGACCTCTTCTGACAGAGACGGAATGTAATTGATTGATTGAATTTCAGCAAACGACAATGGGTCCTGTCCATCAGTTATCATCATTAAGTTAGATGAAACCAGGTCAGTATCAATCTGAGAGCCATCTGACAACATTGCAAGTAATCTGCCATTTCGACCAGGAACAACGTCTCTAACCTCGACTATTTTACCCATTTTATTTGGGTCATTTGTTTTTATCCACTGAAATTTATTAGCTTGAAAACTTGATTTTACAGCTATCAGCGTTTCTATATCGTATCCGTTCATAATTTTATGTAGTATTTTTTTAAACTTATTTAGCATCTAGTTGCTCTTCTAATTTTTTCATTTCATTCTTAGTGTCCACACGACCGTTATATAAACGAGTTAATATAGTGCGGGCTGCTGAATCAAACTTTTTAGTAAATAGAGTATTGTTTTTCGTTAGTACTTGACCTTCAGTTGGTTCTTGATCAGGTTTATTTTTTCCTAAATACGCGTCTGGCGAAATGTTAAACTGAATTTGAATGTTTGGATACATTGATGCAAAGTCAAAACATGATACGTACTTATAATATCCAGGTTCAGGTTTTGCAACGTATGCACCATCGTAAGTTGCATCTTCTTCAAGATCTCTTCGATCGTTTGCCATGTATAAACCACGCTCTAAGAATTCTCTACACATTAGAGTTTCAGTAATGAATACGGCTGAGAATACTTTAGAAACATCGACTCTTGCAAATTTAGAGATCGCAAAGGCTACATCAAGTAGACCAAGCTTGTCTTCTATTAACTTAATAAGAATTGTATCAATGATGTTGTACTTAATGAAGTTCTCAACGTCTTGCTGAGCTTCTAGCATTGTTGCATATTCACTGTGTAATTTAGTGGTTCCAAGCACAAGGTTTGCAATGTAGTCTAACTTGTAATTTTCAACAACCTTATACGGCTTGGTGTTCATGAAAACTTCCATGTAATCCAGAAGTCCCATGTGAACTGGCATTTTGGCTTTACCGATCAAAGTTTTAGATGACATTTTGGCCATTGGCTCAATTCCTAAATTCTTACAACGATTGATTAAGTACAACCAGTCAAATCCGATTACGTTCCAACCGGTTAAGAATGGAATTTTAGGAAGCACTTTGTGAAAAAAGGTTGTCATCATCTCTTCCTCTGTCTCAAAAAACAGATACTTGAGAGTAAAGTCTTGGCCGTGAGCCTTAAAGTAATCATTAACTTCATCTTGCATTTGAGAAATTACCGGATTCTCTAAGTTCTTCATGGTTGACATTACAAAACAAATATTATCCTCATTCACAAACGTTATTAAATTAACTGGCATCGCTGCTTTATTTGGATCTGGAAAGTCGGTTGATAATAACTGGATCTCAATATCCAGATAGTACTTTTTTGGGCTATCGTCTGAATAAATTGAATCTAATTCGGTTTGATCTAACCTAGTTTGGGTCAATTCTTCAAGTCTAAACCGGCTCAACCATTTACCTTGAACCTTTTTTAGAAACTTTCCATCCCAGTTACGATTCTCAGTAGGAGTTGGAGTTAGGTTCCAGTTATACAGGTCGTGTGGCAAAATCGGTTTCTTCATGAATCCAATTGTTCCATCAGGTTTATAATACGAAATGACTAGCGTTGAGTCTTCCGTGTGAAATTCAGTACTTACAATCATGTTTTACTATTTTACCAATTAATAACCATTCTGTTGACGTGCTCGGTTCTCTTCGTTTTTAGACATGTACATGTTGTACATCTCCTGAGGAGTCATTCCGATCGAAATTGCGTAATTCATAAAGAAGTGTAGCATGTCAATCACCTCGAATTTGCACTCAAGTTGATCTTCTTGTGATAAATCTGAGAATTTCTTATCCGAGTAGCCCTCGTGTGCCTTTTTCCATCTTTTCCAGATGGCATTACCGTCTCCGTCCTTGATTCCGCCTAGTGCATCGGTTGCTTCGTGAATCTCATCAATCATTGCATGATTGTTCATGTGCCAAAATGTCATTAGGTCACGTAAAGTCATGTTTTTAAAGTCATAGCCGTAAACATTTTTTTGAGTATCGGCTTGTAAGTTCATGATGTCACCTAACGTGTCCGAGTTAGGTTGGGTACGATCTGACCAAAGGTCATTAATTTCTAATTTTGCGCAGGAATTGTCTGTATTTGCCATATTTAGTTAGTTTTACAAGATCTTTTACCCCAAAAGTGAAAAAAGTTTAAGTTTATTATGCGGGTTGCTGATAAATAACTATAGAAGCGACTAGCCCAAATTCAAAAAGTACGAATTTGGACTTAATGCGATAAATAAATAACTTCAAAATAATACGCAAAAGCGATGGCAGAAAAATTAAATCTGAACCGATTCAAGTCAAGCGGTGTCTACACGGTCGAAATCGACGAGAGCACTAGTCTCAGCTTACCTTTATCGACAGGAAGACTCGTAATAGGAACCAGCAAAAAGGGACCTATAAACTCAGTAGTACTAATTAATGACTTACGTGCATTAACCGCAGTATACGGAGAAAATGATTCTAAACTAGAAAAGAATGGAAGTTTCTTTCATAGAACGATAGAAATAGCATTGAGACAAGGCCCAGTTTACGCTTTGAACCTTCTACCGGTTGCAGATACAGACGTTGCATACTTTACAACATTCAATACTGAATCAGCATCAAACAATTCAACTTGGGCGGCTAATCTCTATCAAGATAGCCTTTCACGATTCTACAATACTCAGAAACTATGGTTTGCTGATGTTGATGCAGTCAACAAGTACAAAAACATTCAGTTAGGAGACTCCTTCCCAGCAACTGGAACAGCAGACAGAGATGCTAACAAACTTTTAAGTTTAGTTAATCTTTCTAAGAAAGCGGTTACTGCATGGGTTAGAGTAGCTGATACTACTGGATACGATATTAAAGTTAAGGAATACTACAATCTCCTAGGAGATAAGGTAGAAATTCCGGAATTCTTACACCCAGACGATTACGTGTCAGACTATTTCGTTGAGATTGTAGTGGTTGAAGGAGATTGGACAGATTACGTTAGACTTTCAAAGGATCCTATCTATGGACAGTTCTTTAATCCATCAGGTATTGAACTTGCAAAGATGAATGATTTTCTTTCATTGAGAGAAATATCAGTAGTAAATCGTACAATCGGAGCAATGATTCCCGAATTTAGAGATTTAACTGGAGCGACTGCTTCAATTGACTCTCTATTCAATAGAAAATTCAGCCAGTCTGGAGTATTTTGTGCAATTGACTACAAGAAAGTTGACATGATCGACTTAACTAATGCTACCTTCGATAGCGGTAGTTCAACTGAACCTAGTGCAGAACAAAGAATTGATCTAGTAGGTTATGGATTTGATGAACTTAACACAACTGATGTTACTAAGCAACTTTACACAGTGGATAACGGAATCAGCACAGTTGATCCAGTTGCACTAATTGATGTATTGAGCTATAGAAAATCAGCTGGATACGAATATTATTTTGCATTAGACAGCGTTGATTATAATTCAACGTATGCTGCTGGCGAAACGTACACGATTCAAAAACTTTCAGGTCCTTCTAATTTACCAACAGGAGACAAGTACATTGTTGCAACTATTGGAAGTAAACTTTACACTGCATGGGCAAACGGCTTCATTAAAACTGGAGATACTTTACACTACTTAGCAGGTCCTTCTGATACACCAACTACTCTTTACTTATCAACTGATGGCTTAGTTAAAACACAAAGCACTGGTCAAATTAAGTACATTGAATTCTATGCTTACCAAGATGCAGCATTTCAAAACCAAGTTGACGTTGAGTACATAACTGACGATGTTGTTAGTCCATCACCAGCTTACTTAAATATCAAATCAACTAACGTTACTCAATTTAAAGCAGATTTCGATTTGACTGATTCTAACTACTTCATTACTACTGGAGCTAATAACTATAAGTTCTTTTCTCCAAATCAAGTGGTATTTACTCTGAATCCTTCACTTTACGGAAACGTTGCTAAGAAAGAATCAGTAAGTGCCGGATACACATACGATTCAACTAAGAGAAATCTCGTAGATTCATTCTTTAAGGTTGGCCAATTGATTAAAGCCGGCCTTGTGAAAGATGCAAACGGTGACCAAGTTATTCGTAATCGTGCATTAAAAATTAGATCAGTTTACAGTCAATTGGTTACAGTAAACCACGGTCCTTCTAGCTTACCTGCTAAAACTCTAAAATACACAATAACTGTTGATACCGCAGCTGATTCAAATATTACAGGAATCGATATCGCGCCAGCAGTATTAGGCGGAAATGCAGGTCTTAGCGTTTATAAAGGAATTAAAAACTACGTAACTGATCTTAGAGGATTCTATGTACCAGCAATGCAAGTTGATGAAAGCGGATTGTATCCTAATGGAACAGCTGACCGTCAAAATACTATCTTGGACTACATGTTCAATGATACTAATATTGCTTCTACATTAGCTGATAACGAAACTCTAGAGTATCGTTACATTATTGATTCTTATGAAGGTCAAATTTGGAGCGCTTCTAAACAGCAACTTGCTCAACTTGCAGCAAATCACGGAAAAGCACTAGCTATCCTAAATGCTCCATCTTTTGCACAATACGAAAGATCAATTGATCCAAGCTTTATTGATGCTAATACTAATTTAGTATCGGCTGAATTCATTTCAACTGGTGGTAACTTATCGACTAATCCATCTTATACATTTGGATTTGCAACTGGAGAGAAAAATGGTATTTCAATCGCATCTTACACTGCGTATTTCATGCCTAACTTAGTAATCTTTGAAGGTGGTAGAAATAAATCAATTCCACCAGCAGCATACGTTGCGAATACTTACATGAAAAAGTACTCTAGTGGAAATACTTTCTCAATCGTAGCAGGAAAAAGAGGTATAATCACTGAGCCTGAAATTACAGGAGTTGAATACGACTTAACTAATGGCGATAGAGACTTCTTGGAACCAGCAGGTTTCAACTTGATCGTTAGACGTAGAGGTTTCGGTGTTATGATTTTCTCAAACAACACTGGATTCCAAAGAGTTAGATCAGCGTTGAATAACATTCACGTAAGAGAAGCTCTAGTAACTATCGAAAGAGATATTGAAAGAATCTTATTGAACTTCCTATTTGACTTCAATGATACTACTACTAGATTAAGAGTTAAAACTCTGGTTAAGAACTACTTAACGGCAGTTCAAGACGCTAGAGGTATCTCAACATTCGACGTAATATTCGATGATTCAAATAACGGAACTGAAGTTCTTGAAAATAATGCAGGTATCATCGATGTTATTGTTGACTTCCCAAGAGGTATTCACAAGTTCATCAACCGTATTACAATCACAAGAGCCGGCGGTCAACTTGCTTCAAACTCTACTGGATTTACTCCATCATTCTAAAAGGCAAACGCTAATTAATAAAAAAAGGACTCCAATGGAGTCCTTTTTTGTTTTTGGGGCCGTCCGGAAACAGCATTCCACCACTCGGTTTAGGTCCGAGAACCTAGTCCTCAACTGGGCCTAGAATTTCTTCAACAACTCGAATTGTATCAGTCGAATCATTATGTAAAACTCCAATTCCTCCAGCATTAGTCCATTTTTCTAGTTTTCTACTGAAATCATCGATTAAGATAGGTTCTTTGTTCAATAGAGTTTTTGCAGGCTCAACGTAAACATGCTTGTGATTAGCTAAGATAAATCGAGTCTCCTTTGTAAAATTGGCAGGGTCCTTTACTGGATCTTGATCAATTCCCAAATGACGCTTTACCCATTTAGCCTTGCCTGTAAAACACCCTGGATGTTTACTTGGAGAAGACAGAATTATTGGATTGTATCGTTTAAGATAGTCCCATAGTTCTCGACCGTCTTTCATCCATTGTAGATTTTCCCAGAATGCTTCGCCTAACTCATCGATTAGCGGCCATAGTGAATCTTTACCATGAGCCTTTTCATAGGCTTTTGGCGAAAGTTTTTCAGTATTGCTAGCAAGCTCAATGAATCCTCTATCAAAATCAACCAAAACTCCGTCAAGATCACAAAAGATCCTAAAGCCATTTGATTTTTCCTCGTTCACGAATTGCGAGAAACTTTTAAGATTGCTCATTTAATTCAAATTGTGTTTCTTGATCCTTATTGATTATGGCTAAGAGATCATTTGCCATTACTAGGTGATAACTTTGACCATCCCATTTTACGTCAAGGCCTGAGTATCTTTGGTAAAGAACTCTGTCCCCAACTTTAACTGGGCATTTTGAATTGTCTGCAACTAGGTGACCTAGGCCGACCACTTTGCCAGTATTGGGACGCTTGCGTGCATCCACTGATAGTAAAATTCCTGTCTCAGTTTTTAACTCTACACTATCAGGTAGAATTAAAAGCCTTTCAAATAATGGAATAAATCCTTGTTGAACGTCTATGCTCATTAGTTCTTGTAATTTTTTTTGAATTTGTAATAGTTAAACTTACGTCTTACTGTTAAATCAACGCTTTGTTTGATCGATTCTAGTACGTCAGTTGGAAAAACTGCTGTGCTTAAACGGATTAGTGTCTTGTTACGATTAAGGTTATTCTCGATCGTCTGCCATTCACCAGGTTCCTTTATCTTTAGAACGTCACATGTAACTTCACGTAAAATATCAATGAAACCTTGATCACCTGAATCAATTAGGGGAGTGATCTCTTTCCAGTCATACGATTCACGTAAGTGGTCAATTATCTTGGTTACCTTGGCTGGAGTCATTTTTGGATGAACTCTTGGAATATTATCTGAAGAATCTCCACCTAAGCACTTAGTTAGAATGTCTAGGGTTGGATCAACTGTTAGATGTTTATAATCCTTTTGGGTCAAATCATTAAGTATGTTAACGATTGCTGAATTATCAATTGATTCAATGTCAAAATTGAATAGATCGATCTCAGCTTCTTGGACCTGCCCAAAATCTTCGGTAGTGTAGATCTTTTTGTACTTAGTCATCTGCTTTGGCATTATCAGAATTACTTTACGCTTGTTACTTTCAAGCAACTGAGTTAAGTCTTTGTCAACTGACCAAATACAGATGTCTTCCTTTAGGTTTTCGCAAATATAGGCAATTAAATCATCACCTTCCGCTCCAGGAACCCGGTTAACAACAATTCCGTATTCATCAGATATTGTGTTCAAGATTTCAGTTTGGAAATACTCAAAAAAGAGATAGATTTTATCGTCGTATTTACGTTGACCTTTATAAGAGAAGTCGCCCTCACCGTGGGTTTCAAAATGTTCCCTGATGTATTTCTTTCTCCAACTCTTAGAGTCAAATACAAAAAATACGGAACTGATATTTTCCTTAAACGGAGCAAGAATACTTCCGAGGTAGTTTACAGAAAACGACCTGAAAGTATCCTTACTTGCTTGTTTAAGCATGAATTTGTCGTCATTCAACAGATCAGAGACGTAATACTTTTCGCCCACGCGTTTGTCATTAGCTAAGATGTTCTTTGCTATGCTAACCGCGACATTAAGAAAGGCATTTCCATCAATGATTAAATTCATGTTAGTTTTATTTAGATTGTTCTACATTAGGTTGAGGCTTGCTCAACGTTTTAATAGCTTTTGCAATCAACTCGGCTTCGTCCAAGTTAAATACTCCTTTTGCTTGACAGTGATTAGCTGATGAAACTAGCACAAGTACTGCATGTTCGGGAGTTAAGTTTGCCAAGAATTTTTCGTAATCTGCTTGGTCTGTGTAACTTATCGAAGACAGTAAAGTTGCAATAGGTTGCTGAGCCTCAGCCTGAGGAGTTTCAACGGTTGTAGTTGTTTCCGAATTAGCGTTTTTCTTATTTGCCATGTTGTTTGGATATTTTTATAGGTCTGCGAATAAATCGTCTAGGTCATCTGCTTTAGCTGGAGCTGATTTAGCTGGAGCTGGTTCACTTATGAAATCATCATCAAGGTCAATTGACATTGAGCTTGACTTTGTAGCTGGTGCTGGAGAGAATTCAATATCTTCTCCCATTGGAGCTTGCGAACGATTCACTGGTTTTGAGTTGGTGAAGTGTTTCTTCATTCTCTCATCCTTAGTATTTGCAACTAAGTTGTCAATGATTTGTTTGTAAGGAACGATTGCTTTAATGTATTCTGCAACCTTTTCGTACTCATTGTCCGTCCATTCTTTCAAGAAGTACTGGCTCATGTCTGGCGAATTCTTTTTAAAGTATTCGCTAGTGAATTGCATTACTTTAGGATCGGTTGAAACTGGAATTTCTTTACCTGCATGAGTAATGATTAATGGGCTAACTTCGTTCATGAATTTACTTGAGCTGAAATCTCTCCATGCTTTAGTTTTGCGCTTGATAACCAATACAAAATCCTTACCTTGAGTAAGTGAGAATGGATTGATTTTTTGAGTCGTTACTAATTCAGACTCCGGATTGATTTCTTGTTGGATCAAGTTATCAATTGTGTAACCGTACGAGTACACCTTGATTTGACCTTCTAAGTTAGGGAACTGAGGATCTTTCTTGACGTAAACGCAAGAGTAGTAGTTGTAATAACGATTGAAGTACTTTTGGATTTCCTCAACAATTTGAGGTTCCTCGTTTTTCAAACGTTTCAACTCTAGATCTAAAGTCCAAAGAATTGATGAAGCTCC